TCCATAGTGTTCTCCATACAAACATCTACACAGTCCACATCTTTAAGGGTCAAGAACAGATCAAGACCTTCTTGGATGATGTGATATAAACCAATGTTGGCCCATATACTAGGAGCTGCGAAAGCACTCCTCCCCAACAGTAAACTTGCACTGAGTAGAGTATCTCTTGAGGTGATCCCATTCAATCGCATCTTCTTACCCACTATATCATATGCTGAGCTCAAGTTCCATATGAGATTGAGCAGGGCTCCAACAAATGGATCTAGTCTCTTTGACGTAGAGGTGATCAACTTCCCGTATAGAGGTAAGGCTTTGTTCAAGATATGGGGATCTTGATGCCTGTCTAATATGATCTCTAAATCTACGAGCATATCACGTGCTGCCATTTGCAGATCAGTTAGAGAAGAATGTTCTGCAATATCCCACAAAGGAGAATGCTTCCTAGTCAAGATTATCATTACGATATCAAGAATCATATTATTCTGTGCCCAGAATTGTGCTGCTCCTCCGGTCTTCCCTATGAGCATGTGGTGAATTGTCAAATCCATCCCTTTCCGATTAACAGTCGTGACCTTGAGCACTTTCATCATAGGACGTATGAAGTCAATCAGACATTGAGCAACAGGATTGTCTCGAGCCATACCGTAATTGCTATGAGATGCAGTGTCTCGTGGACAAAGAGATATGTTTCTTCTCCAAATTAACTGGCGAACGATGTTCACCCCTGCTTCGGTATAATCTGATCTTCTTTTCCAGTTGTGTAAGAGATTCCTGAGAGGGTTCAAATCAAGGCTTCCAAACTCTACTGGTGGGCCACTATACCCTTTGCATACTAAGAAGAATTCATCAGATACATAGCTGCTGAACGTTGGTTTTATCAACTCTTTATAATGATAGTGTCTCCCAACTAACTCCACCAGTTGGTCCACATGAGCTTGATGGACTGACGAAAATAACTTGATAACAATAAAGTGAACTTTCCATTGCTTAATCCAGTGATACAAGTATGGGAGAACAGTCGTGTACTCCAAAGCAGAATGTTCCATGTCAAAAGTTAGCATGCACTTAGATGAATCTAGTTTGAGGAATTCTCTGTCTAAACCCTCCCAGGTTTCCCAAAGTGTCAGATCCCCATACTTGCTAGCTGACATTGTCATTTCGACTACTCTCGTGTGAACATTGTGTTTACAAGACAGTGCAGCTGGCAGGCAATATCCAATGGCTGCATCAGCGACTTGGTCTGGTGTGAGCAAAGTATTAAAGATCAATTGAGCAGAAGTGTTGCAGTGCAATAACAGTGATGAGTAAGACCCTCCTCCATCTGCAAGGCACACGAAGAGAGTGAATGATCCGACTTCTACTTTCGAATGCGATATGATCTCTAGAAGCTTGTACTTAGCTCCAGGAGATAGACTTCCAAACTTAGAGACTTTATGCATATTCTTCAATGCAGGTGTGACTGTCTCAGGGGTCTCTAATTTAGGGATGTTCATGGTGTAACTTGAGTTTAATACTAGTGGATTGAATAATCCTATAGAAGGAATGGCTAATTCCCTAGGATCCATGTAATAGCGTATGAATCTGTCGCGCTGGGGTAGATTCTTCCTGGCGAGTGACAACGATACATCACAATCTGGGGTGATCCAAATATTCACAAAATTCTCTCTCACTGGTATTTTCTCAAGCACTTTCCTTTCTGTCAACCCATGATTCTTTGCCAAGTGCTCGAAGAAAGTAGAGGAATTCTTCTTCATGAATGATGTTACATAACTCAGTTTGTGACTTTCATATTTGTGCTCTATCAATAGTAGAGGGGGGTCTTGCTCAAAGTTGTGATTGACCAGGATCTTCCATATAGCTCCCAAGAAAGGTCTGAAAACTTGCTTAGCAATCGAAGATGTCAAATAAGCCGATGACACCGGAGACAATGCTAAAAGATCGTACAGATTGCCTGATTCAACTATGGCTAATAGAATCTTTGTGTATGGAGCAATGTCGACTGGGACCACTGGATGAGAAATCACTTCTTGCAATGTCTTTTTGAGGGCTTCA